GCACGTTAAATCATATCAGGCGTAATACCACAACCCTTAAGTTAGCGCTTATGGGAGATTTCCCCGGTTCACCCGAATAAGTGCGCGTGGTTTACTGACGGTAGCCCGCCGTAACCGGGCACGTTGCTTAACCAGTTTTCGAGGTACACGCGTCGATTTTGAAACGACAGAAACGCTTCGGTTGATGGCCTGCCCGGCAATACGGTTAACCGACTGGGCAGAGGCACGTGGTACGGCCGTTTTGCTGATGCAGTTGAGGTTTGCGATAGCCTGCTCGAGGCCTTTGATCGACATAGCCCCTCCTACTCAATGAAGATACGAGGTTTCCCGTTAAACAGTTCGTGACGTGTGACGGTCCAGTTTTTGCCTTCCCAAACCACTTCATCGTTTCGCCGCGGGGTATATTCTCCACTGAATACCACCAGAGACCGTAAATTCCCTGATAACGGCCCCATCTCTTCAAGCAACTCAGCAGAGATAACGTCGTATGTGATTCCGTTAATCAGAGCCGTTTTCCCCATCTTTTTTATGGTGGCCGCGTCCATGCGAGCCGCCATCCGATCAAAGGGATTAGACATTAATCTTCACTTCAACAACGGTGGTGTTTGCCGGTGCATCTTCCCAGGCGATGCCTGCGGCAACGGCATCCGTTTCATCGGTCTGGATTTTGCCGTCCTTCAGATACACCTGCGCCCCGGCAGTAACCGCATCTGCGGATACTTTTGGCAAGAGGAAAACACCCTCAGTAAAACCGTCCCCGGTATCGCCAGCCGGGATATCGGTAATTGCCACCGCGATAAGTTTTCCAACAACAACCGGGTCGCCGCTCTGAATATCGGTTGCACCACTGTTTACCAGCGGGATCGTTTTCCCGTCCTGCGCATAGTTCTTAGCCATAACTTCTCCATTCAGCCCCATGTGGGGCTGGTTTCAGGTATAAAAAAAGCCCTTACGGGCATCTGTTTGTCAGGACTGTTTTTTACTGACCAGTGGATTTGGTCATGCCGCGATGGTCCAACGCCGCCACACCGGCATCAATACGCACTTTCGTGGCGATACCATCAGTGGTGAAGCCTTCCTGCTGATCGATGTAAGGCGTATCGACACCGTTGAGATAAGCGACCTCGATGGTGTCGGTGCCCTTCGCGGCGGCCAGATACCAGGCTTTCGCATCCGCTTCATCCAGACGCGGTTCAGCGATGACCTCTGCAAAGTTTTGGATCGGGTTAACGATGCCGGCATTAATATCAGCACCTTTAACACTGGCCGACTTGATAGTCTGATTCGCCAGGGTTTCCAGAGCTACAGGCACCAGCATGTAGGCTGGGCGGATATTCAGGGTACGCTCACCTTCCTTTTGCAGGCGCATCAGCTTGCGCGCTTCGTCCAGGCTGGCCACAGAAATTGCGCCCGCGCTCAGGTTCTTGTGATCGGCATGGAACAGCGGTTTGCCGTCGGAGAGCTTCGGGTTTTTGGTCAGGATGGCGTAAACCAGATCGCCAATCGTTGCTTTCGCCGCGCGCCCCATCTTCATCGGCACGTCGGTGAGCTGGTTCAGATCGTCGTTAATGATCGCCTGGCGGGTAACAGAGAAAATTTCACCATAAGTGGCAAGCGCGATGGTTTCGCCTTTATCACTGGTAGTGACGTACTTGTACTCCGCCCCCTCGCGAACCTGTCTCAGAGAAGGGAAACCACCCATACCGACACGATGCGCCGTTTTGAAGTCTGACAGCTGGCCTTTTTTGGTCCACAGTTCGAAGGTTTCCTGGGATTCTTCCCAGCCCTGAAGCAGCGCTTTGTTCGCCACATCCAGCAGAATATTGCCAAAGTCAGAGGTGCTGTGCGTCAGCGCCAGGCCAACCATCTGCATCGGATTGTAGCTGGATACACCGATACCTTTTTCTGTCAGGGCCATGCGCGCATACTCGCGCAGCGTCATACCGTTATAAACGTTATCCCGCTCCTGGCCTTCAAAACCGGCACGCGCCATCAGCGCCTGGCGAATACCATCCGCAACGAAATTACCGTTGCCCGCATAAATATGCTGTTGTGTGGTTTTGTTGGATGGCGTGGCCGTTTTACCGAGCTCTGCCAGCAGCAAATCTTTCGCCTTATCAACGGAACAATCAGGGTCGGCCACGCACTGATTTTGCAGTTCCATGTGTTTATTACCGAACATGGCAAAGAGATCACCGATGGCGTTAACACGGGCTTTCTGCTCAGCCATCACCTTCGCGCGGATCGCATTTTCATCCGGCGCCGGGTCAGTTTTTGCCTGCGGTGCCTGAGGCTGGGTAATAACCGGGTCACGCTGGGTAGTATTGCGCGGCGGGGTGAGCATGTTGCGAATGCTTTTTGGCATTTTTTCAAATTCCTCAATACGTTTTGAATGGATACAGGCCATAGCCTGCAGGGATGGAGTCACCTGGTCGGCAAAACCCAGTTCAAGGCACTCGCTGCCGCTCATCCAGGTTTCGTCTTCCAGCATTGCCGCAATTTCTTCGGTGGATTTTCCGGTTTTTTGCGCGTAAGCCGGGATAAGAACGGATTCAACCTTGTCGAGAAGATCCGCATAGTCGCGCATATCGGTCGCATCACCACCAGCAAACCCCCATGGCTTATGGATCATCATCATCGTGTTTTCAGGCATGATGACCGGATTGCCTACCATCGCGATCACCGAGGCCATGGAGGCCGCCAGGCCGTCGATATGAACGGTAATCGCCGCACCGTGGTGCTTCAGCGCGTTATAGATAGCAATACCGTCGAAGACATCACCACCGGGTGAGTTGATGTGAAGGTTGATGTGGGTGATGTCACCAAGCGCCCGGAGATCATTGACGAACTGTTTCGCCGTTACGCCCCAGTACCCGATTTCGTCATAAATAAAAATGTCGGCCTCGCTGTTATTGCTGGCCTGCATGCGGAACCACGAATTACTTTTTGCGCTGGCTTTCGGACGGTGGCGCGCCCGGTTCTTTGGCTTCGGCACTGGTGCCTCCTTTATCATTGGCGGGGTCGGTGTCAAACACCAGGCCCTGTTCACGGTTCTCGTCAACCTCCGCTTTACGGCGTGACTTGACATCATCCGGGTTGCGACCGCTGGCACGGATCCAGTCGGACTCGGTGGCCGCACCGCCGCGGATTTGCGTTTTCCAGGCATTGGCTTCTTTAACGGGATCAATCCACGGCATAACGGGTCCCGAATAAACCGCGTTATACAGCGTGTCCATATCGATGCCTCTCGGCAGATTGATTTCTCCGGCAGCAATAGCCATCTTCAGCCAGGCCCGGTACATTGGCCGGGTCACTGAACCGATGAACCAGTCCTGCAGAATCAGATATCCGTCTGTTGACTCGACAAGCTCCTGCCGCTGGGCACTGTATGTGCCGTTGTAGTTTCTGGATGTACTGGAAAAACTGAGGCGACTGCCCGCAGATACCGCCCGCAGCTGCCCATTACGAAACGATTCGAGGTTAGGGTTCGGGCGATCGGATTTAATCATCCCGATTTCTTCCCCGGCCTGCAGTTCGTCATACAGCATCCCTGGCTGAATCATCAGCTCGCGGTCATCGCTGCTGGGATCTGAATCGAAACTCTGTCCGTCGCCTTTTTTGATATACATGCCGAGCGCCGCAGCAATTCTTGCTGCAGTAAGCTCCGAGTCCTCGTACTCTTTCAGCGCGCTCAGACGCATCAGGACACCAGACAAAAGAGACGTTCCGCGGGTCTGGTGCAGGCGGCGGGTGAATTTGAGATGAAGCATGTTCTCAGCATCTATCTCTTTCGTATCGAACTGTCGCCCGGACACCGGCAGACTTTTATAGACCTGATATTTTTTGGGCCGTCCCCAGTTATCGACAAAAACGCCCTGATTAAGCTGGGTGGCTGCATCACTGTTCATCGGCACGAAATCAGGCTCCAGCGCTTCCAGCCAGAACGGCACACCAGCGACCGGCTGAAGCCCATTTCCGGTACCGCTAACCAGCTGAGCAAAAACCTCGCCGTCCCGGAGCCACGTTCGCAGCATCAGCCGCTCAAGCATGGGTCGGGTAAACTGGGTTGTGACATCGGGTCTTACGGACCATTCGCCCCACTTTCTGCGGATATCAGTGGCAAGCTTTTTAGCGATCTTCCCGTTACTCAGCATCGGATGCGGTTCAACTATGATGCCCTTCGCACCCACCACCCTTTCTTCCAGCTTGTCGAAAACGCCGATTACCAGATCGTGGTTGTTGTCCAGCCAGCGCGCCTGCTGCCTCAGTGAAACCGCCCCCATCTGGCTGAGCTGATCGGCTGAGCGATTTTCCTTCTGGGCTTTGTGGGTACGCGTTTGCTTTACCGCCTCATACGCCTTAATAACCGCACGGGCACGCAGGCGTGAGGCTTTCCAGCCTGGTGAAAACAGGCCAATCGCATCATCTAAAAAACTCATCCAAACCTCGCCAGCCTGTAGCCGGGTCGCCCGCGGCGTTTGTTATTGAGCGTTGCCAGTCGTCGCTCCCATTCCTGACGGCCTTTTCTGATTTCCGACAGGTTTTCGAGCGTCATCTGCTGCCCGTTGAAAGTGATTGATTTCCCTTCCAGAACAGACAGCTCTGCAGCAGCGTAGCGGTCGATCATGTTTTGAATATCAGCTGGACTCACACCCAACCTCCTGACGAAGACCACGGATTAGCCTGTTCAGTTACGGGCTTCTCACGTTTTGGTTTTGATTTAGATTTCGGCGCAGGCGACGGGGATGGCACTTCGCCAGTTTCCGTCTGCGTGTCCTCGATCCACGTTTCCCGCCGTGCCCACTCAGGAGCTGACGGCCATTTAATTTTTTCGTATCCACTAAGGATGGCGAGCGCATCTGCATAAACGAGCAGGTCAAATGCTTCGTTTGCGCCACGGCCGGGCTTACTCCACTTCCCTTCATTCGAGCGTTCCTCATATGTCAGTTCGTCATAGAACCAGCTGCCCAGCCAGGCGGGGAAATGCACATAGCCAGGGCCGGGTGAATCACGCCACAGCGCATTGTTCACCCGGTCTTTAAGGGCATCGGTCTGGAGAAGATAAAGAGGCACATCCCCGGTCGCCTGTGCGCGGCGTGTTGATCTGCCGGTGTTGTCGGGAAACGTTCGCTGGATAAGTTTGCTGCGACGAACACTGTCACCTTTGAAGAGATAGATACGCTTACCCAGCCCCTCCCGGCGGCATCTGCGCCAGAACTTGTAGGCATTATCCGTCACACCGTCCTCGCCCCCGGAGTCCACGGCCATCGACATCAGCCGCATGCCCTTTGACGGGTCAGATGCCAGAGGCCACGTTTTCTCAAAGACGTCAGTGAGCAAAAGATCCCAGTCCTCCGGATAGCTTGCCGGATCAACCTGTATGCTTTCCCCGTTGCCGTCACAGCGCAGCGAATACCGTATGTTGTAACGGTCAACTATCCAGCGCTCACCCATACTTCCGTAACCCGTAACCTGCACTACAAATCGCCGGTCGCGCCCGGCCTGCACGTCCACGGTCGCGGTGAGAAACTGTACGCCGTCCGGTACCGAACGTTTTGGAACATCCTCGGCACGCTGCTCGAGCAATTCACTTTTACGCTGCTCCAGGCTTGCCCGCGGCAGATAGGGTCTGCCGAAATCGGTGTTGATCACCGTTTTCAGGGTTTCTTCGCTGCGCGTGGATTCGTATTCCTGCTCGGCAGTCAGGTACTTATAAATAAGCTGCGCCCAGGTCTGGTATGCAGCTGCCGGACCTTCCATCCAGAAGGAGGCAATACGGGAACGACGGCCATCACCACTTACCTGACCGTTACGGTCGATACTCTGCCCATCCCTTAGCCAGACACATTTCATGTTCAGCGCACGCTTCATGTCCGGTGTGATCCTGCCTTTACAGGCCGGGCACTGTAGAAACGCAGCTTCACTGGCCAGCACGGGATCGCTGCTGTCGCGGTACCCGGTCATATTGTCCATTTCCGGCTGGAAATACTCCCCACAATGCGGGCATGGCCAGTAAAGGCGGCGGCGGTCGCCACGGTTATAGAGTGATAAAATTCCGGTAGTTGGAGGGGCTTCATGAGGCGTGGTTCGCCGCCATTTTGTGTCTCTGATATCCCTGCCGGGTGAACTCTCAACCAGAGTCATCCCGGAGGACATAAATGTCGTGGTACGTTTCGACGCCAGTGAAAAAGCGTCGCCCTCCCCGTCGATATCTTCAGGAAAACGGTCGTAATCCGTCAGCGCCACACTTTTATAGTCAGAGGACGACATGATATTGACGGATGGCCAGCCGAGCTTCAGATAGTTACCGGCGCGAAATGTACGATCGTAGACGTTATTATCGTTACGCCTCGGACTTAACCGGTTTTTAACTTCAGGGCTGCAGCGAAAAGTACGGTCCAGACGTTTTTTTGAATGCTCGCGGGCCTTTTCCTCTGATACCTGAATGACGAGCATATCTGCCGGATCGCAGACGATGTTATAGACAATCCAGCCGTCAATCAGCCCGATGGTTTTACCCGTTCGCGCCGGGCCAACAAACACAACCGCATCGTATTCACGCGAGGCCAGGCAATTCATCGGCTCTATCACATAAGGAGCAAGATCCGGATCCCATGGAACGGAGTTTCCTGCCCCCATCGGCACGCGCATATATGTACCGACCGCATCGGCCACCGGCATACGACGCGGGGCACGTAAAATACCGGAAACATCGCGGCGGATGCCCCTGGCGGATGCCCGCTTTGCCATCAGTCCTCCTCTGGCTCTTCCTCCTCTGTTTCAGCGTCCTTCACCCTCTCCGCCATCTGGTCGCGCAGGTCATCGATAACGTTTTGTACGCGGGAAACCGCAGTCGGCGTTAATGCGCAGTCGCGTTCGAGTATGTCAGGGAGAGTTTCAAGTACCATGACGACGGCTTTCGCCATCAATGAGAATTCACGCGCCACTTCATCAGCAGGTATTAACTGCCCCGTATCCTGTTCAAACTTCAGCCTCTCGTTCTCTGCTTTCCAGTGAGCGAGCCTGTCGGATGGATCCATATCGTCGATATTCGTCGATACGGTGGGGATCATCAGTTCAGTCAGAATGTCTGTAACCAGATAGAGCTTTAATTTGCTGTTGCTGCCTGGCGCAGGTTCGACATTTTTCAACCTCGCGGCAACCGTCTGACGGTGTACGCCGGTTATCCCGGCAAGCTGGTTGATATTCAGTTTTAATGCGGCGATTTCCTGGTCCATGATGGTGAACACTTTTTAAACGATTCGACATCTTGCGAAAACGGCCTTTAATCAAATCAAAGACCTGCATAAATGATGATGATGACCCTAGATCGCAAAAACTAGCCGTTTTCCGCGCGCCAGCCGCCCCGTGGCAGGCCACCCCACCGGGAGGACCCATCAAATGATAATGATTATCACCTGCACCTATGAGAAGGCATTTCTTTAGACGTCTAAACGTCTATTGCTTCTCGTAAGCGCTGACCATATTGCGATGCGCAATAAAAAAGCCATAACAATTCAATTATGGCTTTTTTGCTAATAAGCAAGGCTAATCCTAAATGTTAATTTTCACCTAGTTTTTTACTTCTCAAGTATGCCTTCTCTGGTAGCGTTAGTGAGATATGCCAATTTAGGATCGCCGTCTTTAAGAACATTTTGAAGTTGAGGCCTAATTTTTATAAAGCCACCTAACAAGTTGACAACCGACTCAATACCAATTATTTCAAGCGGCTTTTGTGAACTTAAGGCTTCAAGAGCCTTTAAACCTCCATTCACTATCTGATTCAAATCAAATTCAAAAGCAGTAGAAAGATTAAATTTTATCGGACTTCTCCAACCTTGTCCGTTTAACTTATTAAGATCGTCAAGAGATGCCCTCAGGCCTGAAAGAGCTTTGGCTCTTTGTAAATTAAAGTCGCCAGAATTTAACACTTCAAAATAAAGCTCATCAAGATAACCATGTAGTGCTTGAAGTTCGTCGCTACGCCTTTCTTTAAATTCTAGTATCTCTTGTAGAGGTGTATCTTTTGGTGGAACTGGTAAAAGTTCAGCTAACTCGAATCTCACAACTTCTTTTTGTTGTGCAGCTTCCTGATGAATTGAAACTTCATTATTAAAAAAATGCATACGCCAATCAACTTCGCGCTCATTTTTTCTCATCATATTTAAAGCTTCTACATGGGTAAAAGCATGAAATTCTGTCATCCTAGCACCATCCATACCCCCTTGTTGGGTAAACCTTGGTCGGTAAAGGACTCCACAATTTTCCAGTTCCTCTTCATTTGCTAAACTAATATGGATAAAATTATTAGTTGGAGAAACAAGTTTATCCCAGTACAACATCAAATAATTAAGTTCTTCTGTAGAAATACCTCTACCCGTAGTGAATCCTTTTCCACCATTAACTTTCAGAAGCTCGCGTACCGTGAAAACAACACCTCTTTTCATAGCCATTCCCCAGCGACATTTCGTGGGGTCAATTTAGCATTTTTACGCAGATACAGCTAATGAAGACCACACTCTCGCAGTGGGCTCGCTCATGCCATTGAGTTGCTGTCGCTTCATCGCCGCTTATAACCGGTGCGCGTCTGGCGTTCGCACTGCTTTACCGGAGCATGTTCCCTTACTTACCCTCACAACGGTCTGCTATACCTGCTCGCCATTACGCGACTCGGGGCAGCATCATGACTGCTGCATTACCTTTCGGCCTATCCGCTTTATTGGTTCATTGGCTTTCTCCCGGCAATAAAAAACCGCCCTGAGGCGGCTTATGCTTCTTGAAAATATTTCATGTTGAATTAGGAATTTTCGCACCAATAACAGATTTGCCCAATCCGGGATAACCTCTGGAAAATTCTATGATTCATACTGTTCATTTTTTATGCCCAGTCAATCCAAGCACAGTAAGCTTGCTTCAAAACAACATTTTGTCAGCAATAGCTCAAGGGGCAACCCGAATCAACCTACACATTTCGAGCTCTGGCGGCGACGTAACATCCGGCTTTACCGCTTACAATTTCATCAAAACACTTCCAATTCCAGTTTATTGCTTCAACATTAGCAATATAGATTCAATTGCTAATGCGATTTTCCTCGCTGGTATAAAGCGCTTTGCTAATCATGGAGCAAGATTTTTGTTGCATCCCTTTCAGTGGAACTTCGGCGGAATGCAAAGTGTCGATCACGAACGAATGCGCGAATGGGTATCTAGTTTAGATCACGACCTTGACCGCCTCATTTCTATCTTTAACGAGGAAACTGTTTCCGCTGGACAATTCACTGACTGGCGTGAGCTGATCAGAACTTCTTCCATTCTTAATCCTGAGAGAGCTGCAACTCTCGGCCTTATTGAAGGTATTCAGGAGGCTAGCATCGTTGAACCCAATGCTACCTGGTGGATTAATTGTTGACATAAAGTAACCTTTCAGAGCCCGATTATTTTTAAGATTATAGTCGGGCTTAATCATTGCGATTGTCAAATAAATGTTCAATTAAGAATCTTTTTCTTGCAATTGACCTGCCAAGATCTGTTATGCGTCAGGATGTCTTTCTTCGTCTGGCGGTCCATAACGTCGATGTCGTGATCAGTCAGGTAGATCGGCTTTACCCAGTCACAGGAGTCGTGGACGAATTCATAGTTGGGCTTGGGATGGCCACCAACACAGCCAGCAATCAATGCTGACACGGAAAGCATAGAGATAAACATAAAATATTTATTCATTGTTGCCCTGCCATGGTTGAGTTAGCAGCGCCTTTTCAACACTCCATCCCCTGCTCAATCGGTGCGCGATTGTCTTTACTTTTACACCATAGGTTTCGGCTGCTTTGGTAATGCACATTCGACCAGCTGGTGTATCGAGCATATGGTTACTTCGTCGGTTTCTTGCCTGGTCTTTGGGTATAGCCCATCGGCAATTTTCTGGTGAGTACGCCTTATCTACATCAATTCGATCAAGCGTGTGACCTGCCGGACGCTCACCCATGTCTTTCAGGAAAGATTCAAAATTACCCCAGCGCTCGCAGACTGAAATTCCACGACCACCATAATCTCCGTAATACGCATCGCCGGGATAATTGCAACGCCGCTGCATTGACAGCCAGCTTATATATGTGGGGGAAGTTTCTGACGGTCTGCGATGCCCGTGTTTTGCACCAGACATACACCCGCAAGATTGTGTCCTGCCAGAGCGGAGTGCATTTGACCTAATAACTTTTTCGGTTCCGCATTCACAACTACACAGCCACATAGAAACGCCTGAATTATCCTTGTTGGTGTAGGACAGCACAGTCAGCTTTCCGTAATGATTACCGGTTAGGTCGATTGTCTTCCTCATATTCGCCCCTTATGAGCTGCGCTTCCACGTGTCACGCAGCTCGCGATCAACATCGTTATCAGGCAAGTGGTTAACAGTCTGCTGTACATTGCTGGCCTCTTTCGTTGCTTCTACCCGGCGT